AGCGCAAGGAAAAGTATAGAGAAGCTAATAAAGAAAGTATAGCAGAAAGTAAGAAAAAATGGGTAGAAGCTAATAAAGAGAAAGTATTAGAGAAACAGAAAAAATACAGAGAAGCCAACAAAGAAAAGATAAAAGCATACCGTCAAGCTAATAAAGATAATAGAAACGAGCAAAGAAAAAACAGAAGAAATACAAACCCACTATACAAACTATCTGTCAACACCCGTGCCTTAATATTTAAGTCGATTAAAAGACAGGGCTACACTAAGAAATCTAAAACATATCAAATACTTGGATGTGATTTTGAAACTTTTAAAGCGCATTTAGAACGACAATTTACAGATGGCATGAGTTGGGATAATCAAGGGGAATGGCATTTAGATCATAAATATCCAGTAAGCCTTGCAACCGATGAAAAACACTTATTAATACTAAATCACTATACGAACTTTCAACCACTTTGGGCAGAAGATAATTTAAAAAAAAGTAATAAAATTGAAATTCATCAAAGAAAACTTGCTATTTAAAAATATTTTATTATATTTGCACCTATGAATTGGTTAACAGAACTTTCAAAGCACCATAATAAATGGGTCAACACCGTAAAATCATTCGGTGAACACAACTACGCAGAAGATATTGTACAGGAAATGTACCTGAAACTAGTCAGCATGGACGAGGCGAATAGGAACACAACTGACAAACGTTTCTGCGTTGATTTCTCAATTGAAAAGCGAGTGCTAAAAACAAATGGCGAGATTAATAGTTCTTATATTTGGTTAGTGTTACGAACTATGTTCATTGATTTCATTAAAGAAAAGAATAAGATACAAAAAGTTAGCTTAGATGATACAATACTAGTCAGCGAACTAAACGACTACGACGAAGCGTATGGTAAGTTCTTAAGTAAACTGGACTTGTTAAAGGAAACTTGGATACATACAAAAGATGATAAAGACTTCCACTATGATAAACTACTATTTGACATCTACTCTAAACACAACAGAAGTATGAGGACAATATCAAAGGACGTTAATATTGAAACGACTTCTATATTCAACACTTTGAAACGATGCAAGAAAAACATTAAGGACGAACTAAGCGAGGATTGGGAAGACTTACAAAATGGTGATTACGAATTAATATAAAACAAATGGAAAAGAATAAAGAGTATTACGAGAACCTAGACAAAAGGACAAACGAATATAAGGACTGGAAGAAATCACAAGACTTACAGCCACACACACCGAAAGAAGATGTTATCATCGAGGGTGTAGGAGATAAAGTTGAAAAAGTATTCAAAGCAGTTGGCATTGATAAGTTAGTGAAATTTGTAGCGGGTGAAGATTGTGGGTGTGATGAACGTAAAAAGAAACTGAATGAACTTTTTGCAAGTCATTCATTAAAAGCACAATGCCTGAGCGAGGATGAATACAACTATCTTGATACATTCTTTAAACGTAATCCAAGCACAGTACTACCAAGTGAACAAAAACATTTAGGTGAAATCTACCAACGTACATTTAACTTAAGATATGAAACGAGTACTTGTGGATCATGTGTAAGAACAATGGTAAACAGATTAGAAAAATTATACAAAGCATACGAAAATTAAACAACATGAAACAAGAAGAAAACAACAACGAGGAAACAGCAAAAGGTGTAATGGCAATTATTTCTGTCATAGGTATGATTTATGTACTATGGTTATTGTGGTGTTAATATGATAGACATTTTTGAAGTAGATAGATTCATTAGAGAATTAGAGCCGTTGAAGATGGACACGATTATAATGAATCACAAGGATAGAGAACGGATAGATAAATATGTAACAAACGGCAAGTATAAAGGCTTCAATATTATCTCCTTACACATCGTAAAGGAGGGGACAATGGAAGCAGGAACAAAGCCGTTTGGACTTGATTAATTAAACAATAATTGATTTCTATTGATATGGACGGAAGAAAGAATAACGGAGGAAACTCTACAAAGGCAAAAGGAGTTGATAAGCGAATGAATCAGTACAAAGATGTGGTGAACAACGCACTAACACATGAAGACCTCACAGAAGTCTTTAAAATGCTTTATGAAAAAGCAACCGTGAAAGGTGATGTTAAAGCTGCTCAGATTCTTATTGAATACACAGTAGGAAAACCAGTACAACAAACAGACGTTACAAGTGGAGGTCGTAGTATAGGATTTAGTATAAAAGATATTGTCGACTTTAAATCATAAATATCTACCATTATTTAAAAGCGATTCAAGGTACTACATAATTACGGGGGGTCGTGGTTCGGGTAAGTCGTTTGGCAACACCCTTTTTTTGTTGGGGTTAACGTATGAGTATGGACATGTTATATTGTTCACACGTTATACGTTAACCTCGGCTCATATTTCTATTATACCTGAGTTCAATGATAAGATTCAGTTGGAAGGATTGGAAGAAGATTTCTACATAACTAAGGACGAAATCATAAACAAGATTACAGGTAGTAAGATTCTATTTCGTGGACTAAAAACATCATCAGGAACACAGACGGCAAACCTTAAATCATTAGCTGGTGTGACTACTTGGGTACTCGATGAGGCTGAAGAACTACAAGACGAACGAACGTTTGACACAATCGACTTATCAGTACGTCAAAAGGATGCGCAGAACCGAGTTATACTTATCTTGAACCCAACAACAAAGGAACACTTTATTTATACACGATTCTTTGAGGGTAAGGGTGTCGAATCTGGACAGTCATTAACGCATGAAGATACAACGTACATTCATACGAACTACCTAGACAACATAGATAACCTATCACCGTCATACGTTAAGCAAATCGAGGCAATGCGTGAACGTAATATTGTCAAATACAACCATCAAATACTTGGTTTTTGGCTCGACAAAGCAGAAGGTGTCGTATTCACTAATTGGAAGTTTGGCACGTTTAACCCTGATGGATTACAAACGTCTTGCGGAATGGATTTCGGGTTTAGTGTCGATCCAGATACGTTAACAGAAGTTGCAATTGATAAGACACACAAACGAATATACCTTAAAGAACACATTTACAGCAACGGATTACAGACAAACGTACTTGCTCAAATGATAATTGATAGGGTAGGTGGTAAGTTAATCATTGCAGATAGTGCTGAGCCTCGTTTGATTGCAGATTTAAAGTCAAAAGGTATAAACATAAAGGCGGTTAAGAAAGGAACGATTGAAAGCGGTATAACAATGATGCTGGATTACGAGTTAATCGTTGAGCCAAACAGTTCAAACATAGCAAAAGAATTAAATAACCATGCGTATTCAGATAAGGGTAGTAAGTTATACATTGACACATTTAACCATGCGATTGACGGCATAAGATACAACGTCATTTATCACTTAGATAATCCGAATAAAGGCAGTTACGCAGTCTATTAAACACAATCACAAAATAATAGTTTAAATAATATGAACGCAACAATATTAATTCCAAGTAAATTAAGCGAGATAACGTTAAAGCGTTACCAAGAATTTGCAAAGGTTGTAGCAGATGGTGCAGAAGGTGAGTTCCTTAATCAGAAGATGGTAAGTATCTTTTGTGAGATACCATTGAAGAATGTAGCGTTGATAAAGCGCATGGACTTGCTTGATATTGTCGATCATTTAAACGGTTTATTTGATAGCGTTAAAGATTTCAAGCAAACATTTACATTCGATTCTAAGCAATCTAAAATAGAGTTTGGTTTTATTCCAAGTCTTGAGGATATTACAATGGATGAATACACAGATTTGGATACTTACATTGTGAACTGGGAAGATATGCACCGTGCTATGGCTGTTATGTTTAGACCGATTACAACAAAGATTAAGGACAAATATCTAATACAAGAATACAACGGTACAGACGATATGTGCGAGTTAATGAAGTACGCACCAATGGATGTTGTACTAAGTGCAAGGCTTTTTTTTTGGACTTTAGGAAGCGAATTAGTGAAAAGTACTCACAGTTATTTGAAGGAGGAGATAATATCGGAAATGTTGGAGGAGGAGACATCGCAAACTTCAACAAGTCGTGGGGATGGTACACAAGTTTTTACGCACTTGCAAAGGGAGATATTAGATACTTTGACGAATGCGGACAACTTTCAATTTCCAAAGCCTTTACATTTTTGATATTTGAGAAACAGAAACAAGAATTAGAGAACAAGATACTTAAACGACAATTGAATAATGCTTAGTACTAAACATATCGAAGAAGAACTAGAAGCTATGAAGCGGTATGTTATACAGCAAAGTAGAAGTAACCTATCTAAGCAAAAAAAGAACTCATCTAAAAAGTTGTATAACTCAATTGATGCTGAATACAAAGTTAGTAAGAATAGTTTTAGTTTGGATTTTCTAATGGAAGAACACGGTATCTATCAAGACAAAGGTGTTCGAGGTGTTGGCGGAGTGCGTAAGACTACAAGTAAATTCAATAAGAGTAACAACGCTGGTAAAATGTGGAAACAGAAAGGCGGTAACAGTCCCTTTAGTTTTAAGGCGGGTAAAAAACCAAGTGCGAAGCATTTTGAAAAGTGGGCAAAGAGTAAAGGTATCAGTCCTTTCGCAGTAAGTTATGCAGTTTGGAAGCAAGGAATTAAACCAAGTCTATTCTTTACCAAGCCATTTGAAAAAGGGTTTAACAGATTAGACGATAAATTAATTGAAGCGTTTGGTTTAGACGTTGAAGAGTTTTTGAATCATACATTAAAAGAAATAAAATTTAAGTAATGGCAAACACATTAATATCGGTTAGAAGTCCTTATCTTTTGAGCGTAACAGGAACAGCAGGGCAAGCGATTAGAACTGACTTGTATTTTTGGAACAGTCCTGATTCAATACCAGCGACACCACAAAAGGTATTAAGCAAACCAATACCATCGAGCAATCAGACAACGGTATATTTTGACATTTCAGAATACGCACGCAAATACATTACACACTTGAACTATTCAGAAGTGATTGCAGTAACGGCTGGTAACGTTTCTGAGTATTGTTTTTGTACTGCTAAGACATACAAAGATGGTGTATTACAAACTACCTACACATTCATTTGTTTAGACGGTTACACATACCATGAAGAGGGTTATAATAAAATTCAATCAGATGCGCTTTTAACAAGTGGATCATATCAAATAAAAGAAGATGAGAATAGTGGCGGTTTCTATGTACACGATAATGGTGTTGATACTTATGTTGTTACTTACTATCCTTTGGGTGGTGGGTTCCCGACGTATAGCCCTGCAACGATTGGGGACGTATCTTACTTCCCGTACATACATGAAAGTTTTAAAGGAACAGGAGGCAATCAAGTCATAATAACAAAAAATGCAGTTGCCATTGGTACATATTATTTCAATGAGATTTGCGAACCTAAATATACACCGATAGAGTGCGACTTTGTTAACAAGTTTGGAGTATGGCAACGGGTTATTTTCTTTAAGGTATCAATGTCTAGTTTTGAAATGAGCAACAATGAATTTAAGTTGATGCCATCAAGCCCTAACTATTCGATTTACGAGAACAGAAATCAATCCTTTAACACGAATGGAAACATTAAGATTAAATGTAATACTGGTATTGTAGATGAGGAATACAGCGAGGTTATGAAGCAACTGTATTTGAGTGAAAAGATACTACTAGATAATCAACCTGTTAAAATATCTTCAAAAGGTTTGGACTTAATGGAACACATAAACAAAAAAATAATCAATTACGAGGTAACGTTTGAATATTCTAACATGGCAATAAATAATGTACAATAATGAGGGTAGTAAGTTTATACGTAAACAATCAAAGGGTAGATTTATTCAATGATGAGCAGATTAATGTTACGTCGTCGATACAAAACGTTAATGATATTTCTAAGGTTTACACGGATTTTAGTCAGTCATTTTCGGTTCCGTGTTCAGTTAATAATAACGAGATATTTCAACACTATTACAACAATGATTTAAACGCTTCATACAGCGCACAGAATAGACAGGAAGCACGAATTGAAATAAACAACGTGCCATTTAGAAAGGGTAGACTACAATTAGAAAGTGCTGAAACAAAGGGTAACGATAACGACAATTATAAGGTTACATTCTATGGCGACATAACAACGCTTAAGGACTTATTTGCAACTGACAAACTGAGTGATTTAGATTACAGTAGTTTACTTGTGGAGTATGACGATGCAACTGTAACAACAGCGCAAAGTACATTGAGTGATTTAGATGTACGTTTTCCTTTGATTAGTTC